GTTTAGTGCAGCATTGGCCATTTTTTTCGAATATGTCCTTAAACCTTTTATCGTGTTCTTTCTAGGAATTTTTCAAATCGAAGTTGGTCCTCTTCCTCAAATGGATATGGAACAACTCATGCCATTAGTCATGGCTCTCCTAGGAATGGCTGGCTTGAGAACATTCGAAAAATCTAAGAAGATTACAAAATAATGCGAGAGAGTTTCGACTACCACGTTAAAAAGCTTATTCAAGAACGAATCAACGATAAGAAAGATGATTTGTTGAGTAGGAGTCTTAGTTCATTTGATCAATATCAATATGAGTTAGGAAAGTTACACGCTTTAGAGCAGTTATTAATGGACTATCAAGAAATATACAAGAAGGTGTTTAAAGATGAGTAGATTAATTTTACCAGAAGGTTTTAATAAAAAACCTTTGACTAAAAAAGAAGAGAAGAAAGATAAAGAAGAAGGTCCTGCGTTAGAAAGAATACCACAAGCAACAGGATGGCGAATGGTTGTTTTACCTTACAGAGGAACAGAAAAAACTAAAGGTGGTTTATATCTCACCGACAAAGCTGTGGAAGAACAACAACTTACAACGAACGTTGGAATGATCTTAAGTATGGGCTCAGATGCTTATGCTGATAAAGATAAGTTTCCTAATGGTCCGTGGTGTAAGAAAGGCGATTGGGTTGTCTTTGCAAGATACGCTGGATCAAGAGTTAAAATTGAAGGTGGAGAAATTCGTATTCTCAATGATGATGAAATTTTAGCTAAATTGAAAGACCCAAAAGACGTACTAACAATTTATTAAGGAGATAAATATGGCTGACGAAAAAATGGTAGACCTTGACACTACTGGAGAAAGTCAAGAGGTTGAACTTCAAGAAGAAGATAAATCTACTGAAGATAGTAAAGTCGAAGAAAAAGAAGCTACTTCTCAAACAGATGCTTCTTCTAATGAAGATTCCAACGACGACTCTAATGATGATTCTAAAGAAGACGGTTTAGATAAATATTCTAAAAACGTTCAACGAAGAATCAAAAAACTTTTAGATAGGATCGAAAAGACTGAACAAAGAGAGCAAGAAGCTCTTCGCTTTGCTGAAAGTGCAAAGAAAAAATACACCGAGTATGAAAATAAAATTAAGTCTTTAGATGAAAACTACATTACAGAGTATGAGACAAGAGTTAAGTCTCAGATCGAACAAGCTAAAAAAGCTTATCAAGATGCTTTGTATAACAATGATGTGAACGCTCAAGTTGATGCTCAAAGAGCTTTAACAAGATTAGCGATTGAAGAGGAAAGAGCAATTGCTTCTAAGCAACAAAGAGAACAGTTATTAAAACAACAAGAAGGATTAATGGCTGAAAGACCTCAAGCTGAAGCACCTGTTCAAAGACAACCTGATCCAAGAGCAGAACAATGGGCAGAAGATAATAAATGGTTTGGACAAGATGAAGCCATGACATTTACTGCTTTAGCTCATCATAAAAAGCTTTTAAGAGAAGGTTTTGATCCTAAAAGTGATGAATACTATGAAGAAATTAATTCTTATATGAAGAATCAGTTTCCCAATAAATTTCAAAACCAACAAACAGAAGTGAAGGAAAAAGCACCACAAACAGTGGCTGGATCTTCTCGAACAGGTAAATCAAGTGGTTCTAAGAGAAAAGTTACTCTTACCCCTAGTCAAGTTGCAATTGCAAAAAAATTAGGAGTACCTCTTGAAGAATACGCAAAATATCTATAGATTGGAGACAATATGGTAAATAAAACGCTAAGATCCAGTGAGACTAGGGAAAAGACAGCTCGTAAAAAAGGTTGGACTAGACCGTCTGCATTGGACGCACCCCCAGCTCCAGATGGTTACAAACATCGATGGATCAGGGAATCAGTCAGAGGATTTGATGATTATAAAAACATCAGTGGTAAATTACGAGAAGGCTGGGAATTAGTTCGAGCCGACGAGTATCCTGACTGGGAACTTCCTACTATCGAAGATGGTAAACACGCTGGTGTTATAGGGGTAGGTGGGTTACTGTTAGCTCGCATGCCAGTAGAGACAATTGAAGAGCGTAATGCTTATTACAGAAGCTTGACTGAGGGCCAGAAACAGGCTGTCGACAATGATCTACTGAAGATCGAGGATCCAAGGATGCCGATCAGTAAACCCCAAAGGCAAACCAAAGTAACTTTTGGTTCAGGAAACAAGTCGTAATCGGCACGGTTTGTTGGACGACCAATATTAACACGTATTACAAAGGAGTAATATTATGGCAAACGTAGACGCACCATTCGGGTTTAGACCCGTACAAAAGGTGGGTGGTGGAGTATCAAACCAAGGGCAAACAGAATATGCTATTGCCAATAACTATGGTACCGCTATCTTCCAGGGTGATCCAGTTTCCTTCGCGAACACTGGTACACTCGTTCTCGCCAATGCTGCTGGTAGTACTATTGTTGGTATTTTTAACGGTTGTTTCTATACAGACCCAACAACACAAAAACCAACTTTTAGTAATTACTATCCAGGAGGCATTGTCGCCACTGACATTGTTGCTAACGTGATTGATGATCCAAATCAATTATTTGAAGTTCAATGTGATGGCACAGTAACAGCTGCTAACGTAGGTGAAAATGCTGAAACAGCATACACTGCAGGTAGCACAAAGTCTGGTATTTCAAATGCTGAAGTAGATACTTTCGCAGCAAACGCTAGCTCAACATGGATTATCGTAGGTCTTTCAAAGGATCCAGATAACGATGATACATCTGCTGCTAACGGTAACTTGATTGTGAAACCAAATCTTCACTACTACACAGGCGGAAAGGCAGGGGTATAAACCATGGCTATTTCAAGAAGTCAACTCGTTAAAGAGTTAGAACCAGGTTTAAACGCACTGTTTGGCTTGGAATATGCAAGATATGAGCAAGAGCACACCGAAATCTTCGATCAAGAGTCTTCTGACAGAGCATTCGAAGAAGAGGTAATGCTTTCAGGTTTTGGATCAGCTCCAGTTAAATCTGAAGGTGCTGGTATCTCTTATGATACAGCTGCTGAAGCTTATACTTCACGTTACACACACGATACAATTGCATTAGGCTTTTCAATCACAGAAGAAGCAATCGAAGATAACCTCTACGATCAGCTTTCTTCTCGTTACACAAAAGCTCTTGCAAGATCAATGGCTAACACAAAGCAAGTAAAAGGTGCTGATGTTCTAAACACAGCTTTTGCTGCTGGTGGAGATGCTGGTACTAACCCAGGTGGTGATGGTGTTTCACTTATAAACACAGCACACCCACTTGCAGTTGGTGGCACATTCTCTAACAGACTAGCAACTGATGCTGACTTGAACGAAGTATCACTTGAGCAAGCTTTAATTGACATTGCTGCATTCGTAGACGAGCGTGGTTTAAAAATCGCAACTCAAGGTAGAAAACTGATTATTCCAAAAGAATTACAGTTTACTGCTGATCGATTAATGAACTCTGCTCTAAGAACTGGAACAGCAGACAATGACATTAATGCAATCAGAAATATGGGAATGATTCCTGAAGGTTATGTAGTAAATCACTTCTTAACTGACACAGACGCATTCTTCATTAAGACTGATGCACCAAATGGTCTAAAGCACTTTGTTAGAACACCTATGTCCACAAACATGGAAGGTGATTTTGACACTGGTAACGTAAGATATAAAGCTAGAGAGAGATACTCATTCGGTTTCTCCGATCCTAGAGGTATTTTCGGTACTTCAGGTGCCGCTTAATCTAACTACTTTGAAGAGGGAGTTTTTTGCTCCCTCTTCTTTCTAGAATGATCTGCAAAATTTGCAGAAAAAAATTTCAAAAAAAACGATCTAATCAACTTTATTGTTCCTCCACTTGTAAAGAAAGAAATAAAAAAAAGCCTTGGCTAAGACATCGAAAAAATTCTTGTGAAATGTGTGGATTTATTCCTAAATTTATGTGTCAACTAGATGTCGATCATATCGACGGTAATAGAGAAAATAACGACGTTATTAATCTTCAGACTCTTTGCGCTAATTGTCATAGATTAAAAACATACGAATCTAAAGATTGGAAGATTAGATACAAATGAAAATGTTTACTGTTGTTGTTTTATATGATTAAATACAGTCTCTAGTACAACAACGAATCATACGAACAGAGCTAGACTGACGGTATAGAGATCGTATGATGAGGTCTATACAACCGAGGAGGTTTAATATGGCAAACTCAACATGGTCAGGTCCAGTAAGATCCGAAAATGGTTTTCAGGACATAACCAAAAACACAACAACTGGTGCTATTACAACTAATTTTACATTAGGAAATAGTGGTTTATTAGCAACTCCAGTAGCATTAACTGATGCTAACACTACCCTTTCAGCAACTGTTCACGGTGGAAGAACTCTTGTTATTCCTAACCTTGCATCTGAAAAAACTTTCACATTACCTTCACCTTCAGCAGGTTTATATTTTAAATTTGTATATGGTGGAGCAGCAAATGATGCTCAAAATTCAGTAATTGACACTGGTTCCGATACTAATTTCTTTATCGGTGGTTTAGTTCATTTGGACATTGGAGATGATAACGCCAACGTTTATTCAAATGGAAGTTCAAATTCAAAAGTGACTTTAGGACAACAAGGTGCTATGGAGATTAATATCTTAGCTAAAGACAGTGTTAACTGGTATATCTGGGGATACATTTGTAGTTCAGCAGCACCTTCATTTGCAGATCAGTAAGGAGTAGAACATGGCTAAC